TTACGAATCTCTTCCATATTTGGACATAGTTTTACCTTTTTAAGGTGTTTACTTAGGAACTTAAAGTTTTAGTGCGTCGGGTAGATATAATGTCCCTCGAAACCGACTACACGACTGTTCCCGGGCAGATCTTCGCGTGCCTATCGATCATCGGACCCGAGGCGCCCCAGAGAAACGATAAGTTTGGTATCAAGATTCGTGGTGCGTTCGCCACGCGCGATGAAGCGGCGAACCACGCGAAGCGTCTGCAGAAGGAGGATCCCACCTTCGACATCTACGTCGTCGACATGTACAAGTGGCTTCTCATCCCCCCTGACCCCACGAAGATTGAGGATGTGCACTATACCAACGAGAAGCTCGAGGAGATCATGACCGGATACAAGGAGAATCAGTCTCAGGCTGCTCGCATGTTCAACGAACGCAAGAATGCCATGGCGAACCAGATTACCCCCGGTGACGAAAACTCCAAGTTTTACACCAAGCCCGATGAGCCACCCATCGCTCACCCCGCAGAAGTCCTGGAGCGTCTCAAGAAGGAGAAGCCCGACACACCCATGGAGGAGCTCGTCAAGGAGGCTGATGAGATTGTCGCGAAGGAGATTGCGGAACGACAGAAGAAGCGCGAGGAAGATGCGAAGCTCGGGGAGATCAAGGAGGAGGAAGAATAATATTCACATATAGTAAACATAATGTTTAAGATTATCGTTACGATCATTTTGGTCAGCGCATTCTTTATTTTGTTTTTTAATCCAACGTTTGAATTACAAAACAAAACAGATTCAGATGATAAAGTCAGTACGACCGCTGGTTTTATAGAAGATACGGATGATGGGTTCATTATTCCATCGTACCCATCACCTCTGATAAAGAGGGATAGTACGGGAAAGATTAAACCTATCGTAGGGGACATAGGAAAATTCGTCGCGTATTCAAGTATACCGGAGAATCACTGGTTGCATGGTTTTCCCCATAAAAAAGCCTAGGAGGAATACGGCGAATGCGATGATCCACGTTGACTTGTCAACCTTGTCAAAAAGATCAAACTTCTCGGGTTGAGGTGGTGGTGGCATTGGAGGCTGCATAGGATAGTCCATGTAATAAGGCTGTTCCTCCTGTACAGGCTCTTCATTCTTTTCCGGTTCCATGGTTGGATTGTATTCGATGGGGTTGCCGATATCCGTTTCCATTTTCTAATAATAAGTGTGTTTTTTTTAAGCATCTTCTGACTCACTTTCATCATCCACGATGAAATCCTTAAGGTTACCGTTCTCGTCGGCATCACTGTCACTTTCATCATCTGTAGAATACTCCTCCTCTTCATCGGTATTTATATCGGAATCAAAATCCGTATCGTGATCGTCGTCCGCATAATCATCTACGAGGTCAGTCTCCGTGGGCTGAAACAGCTCAGGTTTCTTTATCTTGCGTCCGGAACGAGTGATCATTTACAATACACATGGTACTATTGTTTAAGTATCTTTATGATGTCATGAGGTAAACCGTGGGTTCTAGAAGTGTTTTTCTTACATTTTGGACATCTTTGCCGAATCTCTTTCCCCTTGATCGTATACGACATCACGACATCTTCGTGTACCCCCCTGATCGTTTCACAGTAACTGGAATTTGTCAAGGCTATGAATTGTGTTTTGTCCTTATTTACATTCACAACCTGTAAATCCTCTGGTCCATGCATGTGTTTCCTGATGAACGTTTCGAGGGGAGCCTTGACATCTCCACACTTCACCTGGGGTTTCTCGACCCGTTTTTTAATTTCCGGACACTTTTTAAGGTCATCTTTTTTGGGGTACAGTCCTGAGATGATACTCGGTGGAAGCTGATGTCGTCGACCACAGAAATCCTTACAGAACCCATCACGTCTTCCCCTGAGGGTCGGACACAGACAGAAACATTTTTGGAGAATCGTCTGCCCACTGATGATGAACCAAACATGATTCGAACCGTGCTCTCGCTTGAGATTTTCACAGTATTTCGAAGTCGTAGAGACGAGGTACGTATCTTTCTTCTTGAAAACCTTTGGAACGTACGCGTTCCCCTGACCCTCCATGTTCGTCCGGATAAACTCTTCGATTTGACTCTTCAGCCTATCGTCATGTACCTCATCTTTCATCTGGGTAGCCGTGAATGTTCCCTCCTTTACGACTGTCGACGGGGGAACGACATGTGTCGTCTGAGGCTCATCCGTTCGTACGACCGCCATTCGTAATGTTTCCATAGATGGGTCCTGAGTGGTGTTCATGATCGTACTCAAGGGACCATGACGATACACGAACACCGGAAGATAGGCCAATTGATCAATCTTACCACCTTCACACCCAGAACACCCCTGACCATTACATGCATCGTGTTTCGCCTTTTTGTATGACCACGGCATACGAAAACCACTTCCTTTCGTTTTCCTGTTTGCGTTTCCATAGACGGATGTATCGATGATTTCGTTCCAATCCGTTCCACGACCCTTCGCCTTGGAAAGAGCGACGAGGATATGGTCTCTGAGTGCCAGGGCGGATGTTTGGTCAACCACGAAACCAGGCCAATTCAGATGAACACCCGTCTTGATCAAGTCTCCACATTTTTTAGGGGGGGACACGGAGATGAGACAATCCTTCCCTCCGTGACGTTTGACCTTGTCACATATGACTTTACATACATCCTTGATTTCATTAAGATCCAAAGCTTCTTTGTCCTTGTAATCAATATCGACGAAAAAGTTGTACGTTTCTGTCTTTTGTTCGACGACGTATAGACGCTCACCACGTTTCACCGCCTCTACGTACCTTTCGTGAAATTCGTTCAATCTATCAAATGGCACGGACAGACATCCGCCGTCCAGGAGCACATGTGATGGATTGGAGACTTTTTTCAAAAAGCCGGTTTGAAGACACCAGCTTTTAAACATACCTGAGTTACGAGACTATTCTCTAAACCAATGCATCGTCGAAACATCTCGAAATTCTTTACCCTGAGAAAGTTCCTTCTTGATGGTTAATAATTCATAAACTGTTTTTACTTCATTTTCTTTTACCCACTCCTCAATCTCCTCTTCACATAGACCTCGATTCTTTTCGAGAAGTTCACTAATCTGTCGTAAAATGTAAGCCTTGGACTTCATTATTTTATAGAGAAGGTTTTTCTATTCAAAGAACTTATACACGCATAAAACTGTGGATTCTTTATCACATTATTGATGATGAGATTCCATCGTTTTCTCGAATTGAACTCATCGAGTGTATCATAGCTCATGTAATCGTTCTCGTCATATGTTTTCCTGAAGGGTTGTTTCAAAAGTTTTTTTAGATTTGTTTTGTGTTTCTCTTCGTAAAACTTTTTAACCTGTGCCTGTTGCTCAGACCTCGTATAGTTCACGAAGAATATAAAGACGTTGTATTCGAGTTCCACACTTGGACTCTCCTTGACTGTAAATTTGAATTCGGTATATTCACCACTCTTTAGGGAAACCACACCCCGTGTCTCTTCCTCGAGCTCTCGTAAAGCAGTCCGGAGTGGGTTGAATATTTCACGGCGTCGACACCCCCCCGTGACAAAAATCCAATCCTTAAACCTCCAGTCCCTCACTGTGAGAAACCGTGGTTTCCCATCAGTGAAACTAACCGGGACTGCTATCGCTTTGTACTTTTTCATTGCGCATTCGCAAGTTATAATAGACCGATATGTTTATTCTTCCTTCTTTTCTTCAGCCACTGGCTCGAGCTTCGGCTCGGGTACAGGCTTGGGTTCCGGGGGTGGGGCGCTGAGATGCTTAATCACCTGAGCGGAAAACCCCTTGAACGAGTTCATCTCCTCCTTTGTCTTGTTGAGTTCCCTGAACAGGAAAATGATACCGAGGGCGCACACGATCGTGGCGACGGTGAGAATGGTCTCACGGTTTACGGGAATCATATACTTATGTATACACTCTTTCTTTTAAGCTTTTTCCTGGAGAGGGGCACTCATACGGGCTCTGAGCAAACTGGACGGCTTCGTAATGCGCGTGTTCACACGATTTATCTGTCGGAGGTGTAGGCTGACCGACAAACTTTTCGAGTGTCCTGGAATTAGGATCGTACGTCAATACAAAAACGATGGCGAGAAGGAAAATGAGTTTCCACATATAGTAATTAGTTAGAATATAAAAGACCACCCATACCGTTTTCGATACGGAGGACGTTGTAGTTGACCGCGTAGATGTCATCGGCAGAGTTCAGGGTATCGTTGATGATACGAGCCGAGTCAAGGCGCGAGAAGTTGAGGGTACCGGTGGGCTGAAGCTTACCCGTCTCGAGGCAGAAGGGATACGTGAAGAGATTGGCACCGGGGGTGGCGTTCCCGTGGGAGGTGTGGTAGTAGAGGGGCACGGAGGTGAAGTTGGGGTTGGCAAACTTGAAGTCGGCGACATCGGTACCGTTGATCTGGAGCTTGAGCTTATTCGTATCACCGAGCATGGTCACACCCGAATCGTTCGCAGCCGTGAGGTACTTGATGGGGTGGTTGAAGTTGAGCTCCTGGATCTTGGAACCGGAAGCGACCGCCTTCTGGACCTGGGTGATGAGCATGTTCTGGGGAGACCCCGCGAACACCTCACGCTCCTGCGTATCGAGGTACGCGTAGTTGGCGTACACCTCCCACTTGTACGCCGAGGCGTTGGAACCCCACGTGATGCGGAGCTCAACATCGTGGTACTGAAGGGCGATGAGAGGGAGGGCGGTCTGCCAGTTCTCACAGAAGGCGAAGCGGAGAGGGTAGAACCGCTCAGAGGCCGAGCCGGTGTAGAGACCACCAGCGACGGACTTGGAGGACTGCGTGGCCGAAAGAGTGGGGGCGATGAGGGTCGAGTATGTCGAATCCTGGTCATCGATCACCTGGCCACCGACGAGAAGCTCCACCTTGGAGATGGCGGTGGTCCAATCGGC